CTTTTACACTTCCCGCCGCTACAGGCACGGGTAGTGTATTTAAATTTGTTGTATCGGTAGTTAATACTTCTAATTATCTAATTAAAGTGGCAGATGCAACAGACACCATCGACGGTCAAATCGTAATTACTGATGCGGACGGAACAGCTGCCTCTTCTATGGTAACTGCTTCTGCATCAGATACTATTACGTTAAATGGTACGACTACTGGTGGGGGTGCGATAGGGGATTATGTAGAAGTAATTGACATAGCCTCTAATCAATACGCAGTGAACGGTATGGTAACATGTGCTGCAGGGTCTAATCCTGCGACAATGTTTAGTGCTACTGTATCGTAATATTTATTTAGCTAAGAAAGGAATGTAAAAATGGCTAGTTTTAAAATGACACAAGGTGTATCTCGTGTCCCTGAAGATGTTTTCGTTGAAGATGGTATGACTGTAACTTCAGGAGGACTTACAGTTACGGCTGGAGGTCTTACTGTTACTGCTGGTACGACTACTCTTGGGGGATCGTTTATACGAGATTTAGTTACTCTAACTGGAACCGCAACACTAACAAACGCTGATCATGCAGGACGTATTCTGCTAATGGGCGAAGTCGGTGGCGATGCGGCGGCAACCTTTACGCTTCCTGCTGCAACGGGTTCTGGTGCAGAATTTCAATTTATTGTATCCGTAGTAAATACATCCAACTATGTTATTAAAGTTGCTGATGCTACTGATACGATTGATGGTTCTGTTACTCTTCATCAAGATAGCGCCAATACGGTTGCCTCTTTTAATACTGCTGCTGATTCGGATACCATTACGTTAGATGGTACGACTACAGGTGGTGTTTCTATTGGTGATGAAATTACACTTATTGATATTGCTTCTAATCAGTACATGGTTAAGGGCATACTAACTGCGAGTGGCACAGAAGCTACTCCATTTAGTGCTTCGGTATCGTAAGCACGAATTATGCATAAAGGCTTGCTCATCTACGTATTAGGAAATAGGTGAGCAAGCACTTTATGATTTTTGTAAAAGGGTTATAACATGGCTGTACGATTAAAAAATGCTGCTGCAGCTTTGTCCGATACAAATTTAACTACAATATACACATGCCCAACTAATTTTGTAGCAACAATAAAAGAAGTTTGGATTACTAATGTAGACGGAAGTAGTGCAGCAAATATAACACTTAAATGGACAGACTCATCTGCAAGTGCAACTTACTCTATAGTTAGCACTAAAAGTGTAGCGGCTGATGATTATTTACAATTAACTGATGCAAATATATTTTTAGAAGCGGGGGATATATTTAAGGCACAGGCTTCTGCTGCAGATGATTTAGTTGTATCTCTTTTTATTGAAGAACAAATTACACCAGCAGGATAATAATAAATGCCAGATACGTCATCAATATCTCCTGTAACCGTTTCTTTAAACGGTGGTTTAATTTTAGACATGGATGATTTTTCCATGCCGCCGGGAGCAGCAGTAATACTGCAAAATTTTGAACCTAGTATTCAAGGTGGATACAGACGGCTTACAGGCAATTCAAAGTTTGATAGTAATCAAGTAGATAGCAGTAATAAAATACTTGGTGTTAATATTTTTAATAATGGTGTTTTAGCTGCTGCAGGAAATGTTGTTAAGTTTAGTACGGGAACAGGTTGGGGATCATCTATTGGTACACGAACTTCTGCTGGTCGTTATAAATTTGATCACTTTAATTTTAATAACACTAACAAAGTGATTATGGTGGACGATGTTAATCAAGCAGCTACGTATGATGGTTCTACCTACACACTGTTAAGTGCTACTGGCGCACCTGCTGACCCCGCCTCTGTAGCGGTGTTTAAAGACCATATGTTTTTTGCAGGAATGTCTACTAATCCACAAGAGATGGTTTTTTCTGCTCCGTTTAATGAAGCAGACTTTACTGCAGCAAACGGTGCAGGATCAATTAAAGTAGATACTCCTATTGTTGCACTAAAAGTTTTTCGTGATGCTTTGTTTGTTTTTGGTAAGGATAAAATATATCAGCTTCAAGGAACAAGTATAGCAGATTGGCAGATGGCTCCTGTAACAAGAACATTGGGTTGTGCAGATGGGTTTTCAGTACAGGAAATAGGAGGTGATCTACTATTTCTATCACCAGATGGTATAAGAACAGTAGCTGCAACTGCAAGAATTGGTGACGTAGAATTAGGTTCTGTGTCTAAGCCAATACAAAAACGAATACAGGATATTGGATTTGATAATATTAGTTCTGTAATTGTAAGAAATAAAAGTCAATACCGTTTGTTTTATCCAAAAACAGGTGCAGCAGCAGCCGATTCAAATGGAATTTTAGCTACATTAAAAAGAACACAGCAGGGTATAGGATATGAGTTTGCTGATATAAAAGGAATGAAACCTTCTTCGATGGATTCAGGATTTATAAGCAACACTGAGTATATTATAGAGGGTGGATACGATGGATATGTTAGGAGGCAGGAAAGTGGTGACACATTCGACGGAAGTAATGTTGTCGCTGTGTATAGATCACCTGATCTCTCTCTGGGAGATACCGGCATTCGCAAACTTATGCAGCGTGTTATTTTAAATTATGAGGTAGAAGGAACAGTAGACGCACAACTTAGAATTAGATATGATTCAGATAGTAAAGAAGTTCCTCAACCTACATTTTTTGATATTGCATCTCCCGGCGGCATTGCCATATACGGAAGTTCTTCATCTACGTATGCCAGTGCTGTGTATGATTCAAGTGGAGCACCAATCTTTAGACGAGCCATTGAAGGATCAGGATTTCTTATTGCTGTAAGAGTTAATCACGACAGCTCAAACAATCCATTTACATTACATTCATATCAATTAGAATTTACTGCAGGAGGAAGACGATAATGGGCGCAACCTATACAAGACAAAGTAGCACAGAAATTGTTGATGGTGAAGTCATCAATGCAGCAGATTTTAATAATGAATTTGCTCAACTAGTTTCTGCCTTTGCTGTTTCTACTGGACATACACACGATGGCACTACGGCAGAAGGTGGCCCTGTCACTAAGCTGTTAGGTACAGCTATTACAATTGGTGACGGGTCATCAGGCACAGACATTGCTGTAACCTTTGATGGAGAAACTAGTGATGGTCTTCTTACATGGATGGAAGATGAGGATCACTTCAAGTTTAGTGATGACGTAGTTATAGACAGTACAAAACGTCTTTATGTATTTGATGAAGGTGGAGAGTATATTTCTGGTGATGGAACAGATATTACTGTAACATCTGGTGCTGACATTAATCTTACTGCTACTTCTGATGTTAACATACCAGCCAATGTAGGAGTTACATTTGGCAATGATGGAGAGAAAATCGAAGGAGACGGTACGGACCTTACTATTAGTGGAAACAATATCAATCTTACTGCCACCGCTGATGTTGTTATTCCTGCTGATGTAGGCATTACATTTGGTACTGGTGAAAAAATTGAGGGCAATAGCACTGATCTAACAGTTACATCAGGAGCGGATATCAATCTTACAGCAACGTCAGATGTAAATATTCCAGCTAACGTAGGTATTACTTTTGGTGATGATGGAGAAAAAATTGAGGGCGATGGAACTGACCTTACTATTAGTGGTAATAATATTAATCTTACTGCCACCGCTGATGTTAATATTCCTAGCGGAGTGGGTGTGACATTTGCTACAGCAGAGAAAATTGAATCTGACGGTACGGACCTTAGTATTACTGTAGGTTCAGGCGGTGATATTAATGTTCCTGCAAATATCGGTGTTACATTTGGTGACGATGGTGAGAAAATTGAGGGTGATGGTACAGATTTAACAATTAATGCAAGTGCTGATCTAAACCTTACTGCTACTACAGATATTAATATTCCAGCTAATGTAGGTCTTACATTTGGTGACGATGCAGAAAAGATTGAGGGTGATGGAACAGACCTTACAGTTTCAGGCAACAACATTAACCTTACTGCTACGGCTGATGTAAACATTCCAAGTGGTGTGGGCCTTACGTTTGCTACTGCTGAAAAGATTGAATCTGATGGTACTGATCTTTCAATTACTGTAGGCTCTGGCGGCGACATTAATATTCCTGCAAACATTGGTGTTACTTTCGGAGATGATGGAGAAAAAATTGAAGGTGACGGGACCGATCTTACGATATCCTCTTCTGCTATACTGACAATAGATGCTGGTGCAGATATTGTATTGGATGCAGGTGGTGCTAACGTAACTTTTAAGGATGATGGTACTGCTATTGGTGACTTCTCTAATTCATCTTCTGATTTTGTAATAACTTCCAGTGTACAAGATAAAGATATTGTCTTTAAGGGAGATGACGGTGGCTCTGCTGTTACAGCCTTAACATTGGATATGTCTGATGCTGGTGCTGCAACATTTAATAATGCAATTACTTCTGGAGCCGTTATTACTTCTGGAGCAGGTCTTGTTATTGCTAATGCTGGAAACATAGGTAGTGCATCAGATACAGATGCTATTGCTATTGCTTCTAATGGAGTTGTTACATTTAGTCAAGTTCCTGTTCTTCCAAATGATACGATTGAAACAGCAGATATTCAAGACAATGCAGTTACACTTGCTAAGATGGCAGGTTTGGCACGAGGCAAACTTATTATTGGTGATGCATCTGGTGACCCATCTGCACTTGCTGCTGGTTCTGCAAACTATGTATTAACTTCAGATGGCACTGATATTGCTTGGGCAGCAGCCAGTAGTTCTGCTGATCCTTCCTCTGCCGATGGTGATTCATTAGGTACAGCTTCAGCAGAATGGTCTGATCTGTATTTAGCAGACGGTGGTATTATTTACTTTGGTAATGATCAAGATGTTACAGTTACACATGATCCTGATGATGGTCTATTTCTTAAAAGTATAGCAACAGGAGATGACAATCCATTTCTTTTAACTTTGCAAACTGGTGAAACAGATATAGCTGCAAATGATGTTATAGGTAAGGTTGCTTTTCAGGCACCAGACGAAGGTACAGGTACAGATGCTATTCTTGTAGCTGCTGCAATTCAAGCAAGATCAGAGGGAGACTTTGCTTCTGATGCAAATGCAACTTCAATAGACTTTATGACAGGAGCCTCTGAAGCTGCTGCTACAAAGTGGTCTATTACATCTGCTGGAACATTTTTAAATGCAGGTACAAATAAAATAGACATGAATGCTGGTGAGCTTATTCTTGATGCAGATGCAGATACCAGTATTACTGCTGACACTGATGATCAGATAGATATTCGTATTGCAGGGGCTGATGACTTTCAGTTCACAGCAAATACTTTTACTGCACAATCAGGTAGTACTATTACTACTCCTACTCTTGGTGTAGGTGCTACAAAAGATTTAGGTTCTGGTATTCATATTAAAACAGCCGATAGTGGAGCTTCAGTTAATGCTGATGAAGACGAGTTAGTTATTGAAGGAAGTGGTAATGTTGGTATGGCACTTCTTGGCGGTACTAGTTCTACTGCTAGTGTTGTTTTCGGAGATTCTAGTGTGGGGCGTTCTGGCAGAATACTATACCATATGGGCGATGACTACATGGATTTTGGAGTAAACACTGCTGGTGGCGGAGCTACATCAAAACTCTACCTATCTTCACGAGGAGCATTTGTAGGAGATGTTACAAATGGCAAGCAAGGCACAGGAATGACGCTAAATCAGGGAGCAAATGATGATGAAATACTAGCACTAAAATCTTCTGATATTGCACATGGTATGACATCTGTAGGAGAAACAGATACCTTTGCTAGTTTTCAAAAAAATGATAATGGAGTTAGAGGTGGTTTGGTAATTCTTGGTATGGCAGAATCCGATTATACTGGCCCCGGTATCGAACTAAGTGGATACGCTGAAGCAACGGATACTGCCTCTAGTACATCTGCAACAGCAGTAACTGGTGTTCGTGCAAGTAAAACTAGTGGAACTGGTGGTGCTGCTGTATCCAGTAATGCAAATGTTTTTCGTATTGTTGCTTCAGGTAACACTCAATGGATTTGTGACGCTGAAGGAGACACAAAGTATAACGGCACAGATGGAGCAGGAGCATTTGATGATTGGGATGACGTAGAGTTATTAACAACCGCTCGTCATGTAACAGTAACAGACAAGAAGTTTGCTAAACAAATGTTTGGAAACTTTGTTCAAGAAAATGCAGAAGTTTTAGATAAGTATGGTGTTATAACTTTAAATGATGATGGACATCATTTTGTTAGTACTAAAGGGTTGAATGCTTTAGTGATTGATGCTATTCGACAAACACGAAATATTCAAAAAGCTTTTTATAATATTCTTTCTGATGAACAGAAGAATAAATTTGCTGGTGAAATAGAAGAAATGAAACTGCCTGTACTACCAGCATTTCAAACACCATAACGAAAGGATTAAACTATGGCACTAAAAGTAAATATTCCACTACAGGGCGGTATTACTCACAATAATGGATATGTTCGTATTACTAATACCCGTGTATGTAGAAAAGATAATGAAGATGAGTGGTTTCTTATGGTAGATGTATCTGTGTACAAAGATGCAGATGAACGAGCAAAGGCTGCTCCTGAAGTTATTCCATGTCCTTCTATAGATAAATTTAAGTATGCTTATTCTGTAGGCGACGAAAGTGGTAGTAATCTTATTGCTCATTCTTATGCCAAGCTTAAGACTGAAAGTGTACTTGATGGAGCTTCTGACGTTTAGCTAAACTAATGGGCGTTTCTGTACCTCAATTTATTAAATTGTTTGAGACAGTGGGTATTCCCATGCTCACAGCCGCTGCTGCAGGATATGCTTTGTGGTGGCTTATACGATGGATCACTGGTAATTTTAAACAAGAATTAAATGCTGAACATAGTGACATTGTTAGGGCTATTGATCACTTAAAAGAAGAGCTTGACGAAGAGACACGAGACACAAGAGAACAGATAGGGCAAAAATTAGACGACATACGAATTATGGTTATTCGTTTAATTGATAGAGTGAGAGTTCTTGAGATTAATTTTATTGAGCATGATGAAACAGTAAGAGCAGCGTATGGTCTTTCTCGTGCACAAAGAAAAAAACCCCGGCACGAAGTTGTAGAAGAATTAAAAGAACAAATAAAAGATGCAGGTAAAACTAACGGAGATTAATGCGCTATGGAAATTGATTCAATGTTTTTGTGGAATGCTCTGTTAACTTTAGTTATTGCTCCAGCAGTACTAGTTTTTAGAGGATTAATATCAGAGGTAAAAAGACTAGATATATTACTGTCTAAGACACGAGAAGAATACGCTACAAGAGTTGAGCTTGGTGGTTCAATTGATAGAGTGTTAGAAGCTTTGCATAGGTTAGAAGATAAGCTAGATCGTGCACTGAACCAGAGAAAGATTGACGAATGACAAAAAGAGCACTTGTATTTAAACTACCAGCAATGCAGCGTATAGCAGAACAGGTTGGGTTTAAAGGAAATATAAAAGACCCAGAAGAGTTGGGTAAATTTTTATCGGACAATCCTGATGCTGGCAAATTAATGGATCAGTACAAGCAGCAAGCAAGGCATATGGTTGCTGCTGCAGGAGGAATGATTCCTGTTCGTAAGTATCAACGAGGCGGTATCATAACAGATAGAGAGTTAAATGCTGATATTCCCGAAGCTAGGGGTAGGGCTACAGAGGCTCTTACTCCTGCGTGGTTAGCAAGAGCACTAGACCCCTCAACACCTACTACAGAAGCTCGCGAAACAGTTAGAACTAAAAGTTTTTATAGTGAAGATTTAGGAGGAGAAGTTTTAGTTCCCACAATTCGTATGGGCGACGATGGAAAATTATACAGACCAGATGATCCTGTTGGAGAAGCAATGGATAGAGGCGATTACCTTTTAATTCCCGGCCCTAATAATGAAGAAACACGTGCTGCAGCAACAGAGGTTTCTAAAAATATTAGCACTATGATTGACAGAGCACGTTCTCCAAAGAATTATCAAACGGGTGGTCTAACAGCTTCACGTTCTATTGGCGGTGGGTTTAACCCAGATGTTCGACCCGTTACTACTCCGCAAGAAACACCTGTTGGTGGCGCTGACTTTTCTAATCAACAAAATATTACGGATGAATCTATACGTCGGCAGCTACAGCCTAGTCTTCCCGTAGGTGCTGCAGTCACACCTGTAACTACTCAACTTACAGGGGAGCAACTTATTTCACCTACTAGTGGGCAGGTTACTGGTGATATAGGAGCGGACGCAGCTATTACAGGCACTACACTAGCAGCGGCTGCACCAACATCTCCCGCTGCACAGATGGTTACTCAACAAGCTGCTCCTGATGTAACAACTGCAGTAGCTGGTTTAGAGGCAGCACAAGTACAAACTCCTGCACAGATTGCAGCAGCACAGCAAGATTCCAGTGCGGTATCTGGATTGCAAGCAGCGCAAGGTGCAGCATCTGTACTTGTTAATCCTGTACAGCGTCAAATTCAAGAGGGTGAACTGGTAAGTGAAGCTGCAAACGCACAGACAGCAGCTACATTCTCAGAACAAATTCAGGCAGCTACTGCACAGCCTAGCACACAAGCTACTGTACAAGGACAGTTTGAACAACTGTTCACCTCATTTGATGCAGCTAATCCTCCTCCGTGGGCGAGTGGTGCAGTTCGT